GTGGAGGAGCGATTGTATTATCAACTCCTTTTGGTACTGGTAACTGGTTTCATAAAACTTGGGTAGCAGCAGAGGCAGCAGATAATGATTTTTTACCAATTAAATTACCTTGGTATGTTCACCCTGAACGAGATGAAGCTTGGAGAAAACGTCAAGATGAATTATTAGGTGATCCTAGATTAGCATCACAAGAATGTGATTGCGATTTTAGTACCTCAGGTGATGTTGTATTTTATCCTGAATGGGTAGAATTTATAAAATCAACAACAATAAAAGATCCAGTAGAACGTAGAGGTGCGGATCAAAATTTATGGGTTTGGGAACCAGCAGATTATACACGTGAGTATATGATAGTAGCTGACGTAGCTAGAGGTGATGGTAAAGACTCTTCAGCAGCCCACGTTATTGATATAGCAACTAACACACAGGTTGCTGAATATAAAGGACAATTACCACCTAAAGAATTTGGATATTTTTTAGTAGGTTTAGGATCTGAATATAATAATGCGATGTTAGTAGTTGAAAATGCTTCAATCGGTTGGGCAACATTAGATGCTATTATTGAAAGAGGTTATCGCAACTTATACCATTCACCAAAATCAGACCAATTAACAGCCGAATCATACTTAAGAGTATTTGAAGGCAGTTCTGATATGACTCCTGGATTTACAATGTCTTTAAGAACAAGACCATTAGTAGTAAACAAATTTAGAGAATATGTTGGTGATCGTTCTGTAACAATACGTTCAAAACGATTATTAGAAGAAATGAAAGTATTTGTTTGGAAAAATGGTAGACCGGAAGCCCAAACTGGTTATAATGATGATTTAGTAATGAGTTTTGGTATTGGAATGTATTTAAGAGACACATCTTTAAAATTTCAACAACAATCCCATGATATGACTCGAGCTACGCTTGGAAGTATGGGTAAAACTAATTACCTTGGAGGATATAGTAGTAATAAACCTAAAAACCCATATTCTATTCAAACAGATCATGGACAAGAGGACATTAAATGGCTATTATAATATTTATAACTATAAAAAAACACATAAATGGCAGATACTAGTTTATTCACCCGATTAAAACGATTATTTTCAACTGATGTTATTATCAGAAATCAGGGTGGTTCAGAATTAAAAGTAATGGATGTTGATTCTATCCAACAATCAGGAGATATAGCAACAAACTCCTTAATGGATAGATATAACAGACTATATTCACCAGCAACAACATCTTTATTAGGTTCTCAAATTAATATAAATTGGCAGTACTTACGTACTATGGTTTATTCAGATTATGATAATATGGATTATGATGCTATTGTTGCTTCTGCTCTAGATATTATTTCTGATGAATGTACTTTAAAAAATGATATGGGTGAGGTACTTCATATTAAATCAAGTGATGATGATGTTCAACAAATATTATATAACTTGTTTTATGATGTATTAAATATTGAATTTAATTTATGGTCTTGGATTCGTCAAATGTGTAAATATGGTGACTTTTTCCTTAAAATGGAAATTGCTGAAAAATATGGTGTTTATAATGTAATTCCTTATACAGCATACCACATTGAACGTCAAGAAAATTATGATAAAGAACATCCAAATGCTGTAAGATTTAAATATTCACCAGAAGGTATTTTTGCTGGTGGTTCTGGTTATTATGGTACTCCTAATTTAGGAACATTTGATAATCAACCAGGTATTTATTTTGACAATTACGAAATGGCCCACTTTAGATTGTTAACAGATGTTAACTATCTTCCTTATGGTCGTTCATATTTGGAACCAGCTCGTCGTATTTTTAAACAATATGTGTTGATGGAAGATGCTATGTTAATTCATAGAATTTCTCGTAGTCCTGATAGACGTATTTTCTATATTAATGTTGGTTCTATTCCTCCAAATGAAGTAGAAAATTTCATGCAGAAAACTATTTCTACTATGAAACGTACTCCATTAATGGATAGTAACACTGGAGAATATAATTTAAAATATAACATGCAAAACTTGTTGGAAGATTTTTATATCCCAATGAGAGGTAATGATACTACTACTAAAATTGAAACTGCTCCTGGTTTACAATATGATGGTATTCAAGATGTTACTTATTTACGTGATAAATTATTTGCTGCTCTTAAAGTACCTAAAGCATTTATGGGTTATGAAAAGGATTTAACAGGTAAAGCAACATTAGCAGCTGAAGATATTAGATTTGCTAGAACAATTAATAGAATCCAACGTATTGTATTATCTGAATTATATAAAATTGCTTTAGTACATTTATATACTCAAGGTTATACAGGTGAACAATTAACTAATTTTGAATTAGAATTAACTACACCTTCAATTATCTATGACCAAGAAAAAATTGCCTTATTAACTCAAAAGGTAGACTTAGCTCAAAAGATTATGGACCTTAAAATATTACCTTCTGATTGGATTTATGATAATATATTCCACTTTAGTGAAGATCAATATGATGAATATAGAGATTTAATTGTTGAAGACCAAAAACGTGCTTTTAGACAAAAACAAATTTCAGAAGAGGGTAATGATCCTAAAGTAACAGGTAAATCATATGGTACACCTCACGATTTAGCTTCATTATATGGTAAAGGAAGAATGTATGACCAACCAGAAAATGTACCTGTAGGATATGGTGATGATTTAAAGTTAGGTCGTCCTGAAGAAAAATCAACTGATCGCAATACACAAGATGATAATTTTGGTAAAGATAGATTAGGTGCTAAGGGTATGAATGATAAAGATAATGAAAATGAACAAGGAGGAATCAAACCTGAATTTAAAGGAAATTCACCATTGGCTTTAGAAGCAAAACAAATATATTTAAAGAATAAATCTTTAATTGAAGGACTAGTTAAAAAAGTAACTCCTGAAAAAAACAATATTGGAGAGTCGTTGCTAGATGAAAGTAAGTTAAAGGAATAAAAATCTTTATATATTTATAACAAAACCTTTGGGAATGAACATTAAACATTCTAAGTATAAAAATACGGGAATCTTATTTGAGCTTTTAGTAAGACAAATTACTGCTGACACTTTGTCCGGTAAAGATTCAAAAGCGACTAATATTTTAAAAAAATATTTTGTAAAAACAGAACTAGGAAGAGAATATAAACTGTATGAAACTCTTACTAAACATAAAAATTTAACAGAAGGAAAAGCAGAAGTTGTAATTAATTCAGTTATTGAGTCTTCTAAAAACTTAAACAGAGGAGCTTTAAAAAGACAAAAATATAATTTAATTCAAGAAATTTCTAAATATTATAACTTAGAGGAATTTTTTAAATATAAACTACCTAGTTATAAAACCCATGCTGCATTATATACATTAATAGAGATATATAATAGCGAAAATTTATCTAATCCTGACCAAATTATTTCTAATAAAATTGCTATTTTAGAAGGATTAACAACAAAACAAGTTAATAAACAAAAAGTTGAAGAAGATTTATTAACTGAGTTTAAGTCATATGATAAAGATTTACGTATTTTAACTTACAAAGTAATGTTAGAAAAATTTAATGGTAAATACGCATCATTAAATGACAATCAAAAATTAGTATTAAAAGAATTTATTAGTTCGGTTGATTCAACTCCAAAATTAAGAGAATTTTATAATACTAAAGTTACAGAAATTAAGGAAGAATTAAATACAATATCTAAAAAAGTTACTGAAAAAGTTATTCAAATTAAATTGAATGAAGTTACTAACTTATTAACTCCATTAGGTAAAACATCTAATGTTGGTAATGATGATTTAGTAAACTTGTTACAATATTATGAACTTTTAGAAGAACTTGTAAAAGCTAATGGGTAAATATAAGTTTAAATTGAGTGAAGCAAGAGGTAATGTCCTTAAACCAAAGGATGTTGACCCTGCCTTAATTAAAAGAATAGGAGCCCAATATGGTCCAGTTGATATGGAAAATGATTTCTTTGATGCTGACCTTAAAACATATTTTAAAACTTCTTCAATTGACCCTGAAACAGGTTCTATTGGTCATAAAATAATTAAATTAGCTTCTTTTACAGAAAGTTTTACTAAATTAGAACAAGCAATACAATCATTTAAAAACTTATTAACTTCACCAGAAGGTAAAAATGATAAAACAGTAAATGATACTTTAGTTAAATTAAGAGATATTTTTAACAATTACAGATCTTATCTTCGTAAATATTACCCTGATCAGTATGAAGCTGTTAAAAGTCAATTAGATGAAATATCAGCACTAGCTTCAGATTCAGGATTCGTTTCCGGTGGTGAAGGTGAAAACCATACTGGTCCCTCTCCACGTAAATCAACTTATGGAGCTTATACACAAGCAGGATTTAAACCAGTAAAAGAAGGTCCAGGAGCAACTATGGGTCCCGGAGCACCAGCAGGTCCAGAAGGTGTAACAAAAAATAAATACGTAACTGATTTTAAATATAAATTAGTTAACCAAAAAGCATTAAATAAAAAAGCAAAAGGAATTATAGTAAAACAACTTTGGGAAGCTGAAGATGTAGAACAATTTTTAGATGATATGCAGATAAATGATCCTGCTAGAAGAAAATTTGTTGCATCTCGTATAATGGCTTTTGACGCAGTAGAAGATAAATTAAATCAATTAGTTCCAATGTTACAACAAGCAAAAAATAAAACAATTGATTATTACAGAAACAAACCTGAATCTTATGCTATAGTTTATGGTACAGATTTGGCACAAGAATATTTAGACGATTTAATAAATTTATTTAACGAACAATAATATGGCAAATATACCTGTTAACGCAAACGCAGTACTTTTAAGTGGATCAGGAGCAATTACTGGTTCTTTTGGAGGATTTACAGTAGCACAAGCTGTTACTTTTACTGGATTAAAAGATTATTATGGTAACAGTTTAGCTGGAAGTGGATTGACTTTTCCTTCTGGTTTTACTATTCCTTTATATGTAACCAGTGCTTCAATTTCTTCTGGAGCAATATTACTTTATCCTTAATATTTATAACAAATGGAAAAGACATTACAACAACAATTTAACCTTATTAAAGAAGGAAAAGGAAGTAAAGACGACTTTTTAAAAAGTGCTCGTCGTGTATTCCCTGAATTTATTACTTCTTTAACTAACTATAATGATGCTGTTACTATTTTAAAAGGTAAAAGTATCTTAAACGAAGGTGTAGGAGGAATAGCTACTTTAAATCCAAATAAACCAGATTGGTTTAAAATATTTGATACTAACTTAAAAGAAGCTGTTGGTGTTAAAGATAAAAAAGAATATGGTGATCAAAATACCTTTGAAAAAATTGATAAAGATGTAGCAAAAGATTTAGCTAACCAATTTAATAATAATGATCCTAAAAACATTGATAACCTTTATGGTCAATCATTCTTATTAGGTTATTTAACTGAAATGGGTGATCCTAAAAATGCTAAAAAGACAGTTGATGAATTAAAAGCTATTGTTGCTAAAAATATGGCTAAAGATATTAACTATTATCATACAAATGCTTCATTTGGTGTTAAAGGTATCGGATATACTAAAGATTCAGTAGGAATGGGTGAACCAGTGGCACCAAAAGGTAAATATAAATCTTCTGGATATGGTGATTTAAAAATTAAAGAATCAATTGAAAGAAAATCATTGTTAGAATTAATGTCTGAAGATGATTTGTATGAAGAAGATACAATTGAAGAAGGTCCTCTTGATCAACAAATTGCTGCCGCAGAAAAAAAGGTTGAAGACTTAAAAAAACAATTAGCTACAGCTACTTTAGCTTTAGCAAATGTTAAAAAACAAGAAGCAGATAAATCAGCTGCTGTTTAATTATGAAACAAGTATTAATTGAAACTATACCATTTAAGGTTTCTCGTGAACAATTACACGAGGGACTAAAAGCACCTTCAGGTAATCCTATTGTCGAAGGTATTTTAGCTACAGCCGAGGTAAAAAATGGTAATGGTAGATATTATCCAAAAGAGTTATGGGAAAGAGAAATTGATAAATACAACGAAGTAATTAAAGAAAATAGATCAACAGGTGAATTAGATCATCCCGATTCTTCTATTATTTCTCTTAAAAACGTATCTCATATTATTAGACAATGCTGGTGGGATGGTGATAAAGTAATAGGTAAGATAGAAATTTTACCCACTGTGTCAGGTAATATTTTAAAAGCACTTATTGACAATAATGTAACCGTAGGTGTATCATCTCGTGGAATGGGTTCCTTGAAACAAATGAGTGAAGGTACTTTAGAAGTACAAGATGATTTTGAGCTATTATGTTGGGATTTCGTATCAACCCCTTCTAACCCAGGTTCATATATGACATTAGTTAAAGAAGGTAAAGAAGTTCAAACTTACCAATATGGTAAAGTAAATTCTTTATTAACTGAGATCCTTTGCTCAAACGGATCTTGTCCAATATTTTAACCCCTCCTTGGATAGTATCCTTGGACCGACCCTCCCCTAAAAAGGAGGGTTTCATTTTGCGACCTTAGAAAATCTTCATATATGTATATTTGAATATGCAACGCTCTATGTTGCATCGATTAAAAAATATTCTATTACGCTTCGACAATCGTCAGTCAACAATAAGCGTACTTCCAACAAAAATTATTTGAGGACAAAAAACAAAATGGCAAACAGAGACTTACTTAAAGAAGCCATTGCCGATGCTAAAGCTGTTAAGGAAACAGCCATCGCCAATGCAAAGGCCGCTCTTGAAGAAGCTTTCACTCCTATGCTCCGTGAAAAACTAGCTAAAAAGATAGAAGAAATGGACGAAATGGAAGAAGGTAAAAAAGAGATGGACGAAATGAAAAAGAAAGAAGTTGAGGAAAACTACAGCATGGATGAAACTGATTACATGGATGAAGCTGACACAATGGATGAAGCTGAAGAAATGAAAAAAGAGGAAAAAATGGATGAAGTTGATCTTGATGAACTTTTAAGAGAACTTGAAGCTATGGATGAAGAAGACATGATGAACGAAGAGGACATGATGGAAGATGAAACCATGGAAGAAGGTAAAATGAAAAAAGATGAAAAGAAAAAAGATTTAAAAGAAGAAGAAGGATTAATTAATGACCCTAAAACTCCAACAGCTCATGGTAATGTAGCTGAAGAAGAAGAGGTTAAAGCTTCTGAAGAAGAAGAAATTGATCTTGAAAACATGTCTGAAGATGATCTTAAATCTTTCATCGAAAGTGTAATCGCTGATATGGTACAAGCTGGTGAATTAGAAGCCGGTGATGGTGCTGAAGATGCAGACGAAGACGCAGATGAAAAAGGTGATGAGGAAGTAAAAGCAAGTGAAGAAGACAAAATCGAAGTTACTGAAGCTAAAAAGAAAGCTGAAGAAATGAAGAAAAAAATGGCTGAAATGAAGAAAGAGTTAGACGAAGCTTATTCTGCATTAGAAACCATTAAAGAAGAATTAAACGAAGTTAATTTGTTTAATGCTAAATTGCTTTACACTAACAAAATCTTCAAAGCTAAAAATTTGACTGAAAGTCAAAAAGTAAAAGTATTGGCTGCTTTTGATAAAGCCGCTAGCGTAAAAGAAGCTAAATTAGTATTTGAAACTTTATCTGAGGGATTTAAAGAAAAGAAATCTCCTGTTAACGAATCATTATTAAGAGGTAGCGCTTCTAAAGTAGCTGGTGTTGCTGAAAAGAAACCAATTCTTGAAGTAAACGACCAATTTGCTAGATGGCAAACATTGGCCGGAATTAAAAAGTAAAAAAACAAAAACAAAACAAAAATTAAAAACTAAACAAAATGTCACAAGTACAACAATTACTCGAAAGCGCAGCCGGCTCGTGGAAAAATCTACAGAGCGATGCTGCTAAATTAGCCGGAAAATGGGCTAAAACAGGATTGTTAGAAAATCTAGGTGAAGTTGACAAAAACAACATGTCTATCTTGTTAGAAAACCAAGCTAAACAGTTGGTAACTGAAACTAACACTATTTCTTCTAACTCATCATTCACATCAGGTGGTCAAGGTGAAAACTGGGCTGGTATTGCTTTGCCTTTAGTTCGTAAAGTATTCGGAACTATCGTTGCTAAAGAATTCGTTTCAGTTCAACCTATGAACATGCCTTCAGGCCTTGTGTTCTTCTTAGATTTCCAATATGGTAACACTAAGACTCCTTACACAACTGGTCAATCTTTGTATGGTACTAGAAACACAGCTTCTCAATTCCCATTCTCTACTCCAGCTGCTGAAGGTGGTTTATATGGTGGTCCTGAGGGTCGTTTCACTTACGCTACTAACCAATTCTCAGCTTCTATTACTTTAACAGGTTCAGCTAATGGTGGTGCTTTACCTACAGTATCTTCTAGTGTTGGTACTATTGTTACCGCTTCTTGGAATGAATTAAATTTTGATTCTGAATACTCAGCTTCAGTTATTGCTAACCGAATTTATAAAGTAACTGTACCTACAGCTTCTGTTCTTGCTTCATTTGATCAAGATGCTGTTCGTGGTTTCGTAGGTTCAGGTTCAAATGATGGTGGTGCTTTTGCTCCTGCTAATTTGTTACCTGCTTTCACTACTTATAACTACACAGCTGGTACTATTGCTTTCTTCTATACTGCTTCTTCTACTTTAGCTGCTGGTAATGCTTCTGGTTCATTTACCGTATTCTACCAAAAATCAACCTCTCAAGATGGTATCAACGTTACTTCAGGTAACAACCAAGCTTCTGCAGTTGGTGGTAACCAATCTGGTCGTGGTGATTTCGAAGCTGATGGTGCTTTCTCAGTACCTAACGCTGCTTCTGCTGCTCAAATCGTTATCCCTGAGATTAACGTTAGAATGCAATCACAGCCTATTACTGCTAAAACCAAGAAATTGAAGGCAGTATGGACTCCTGAATTTGCTCAAGACTTAGCTGCTTACCAAAACATCGATGCTGAAGCTGAATTAACTAACATCATGAGTGAGTATATTTCAATGGAAATTGATTTAGAAATCTTAGATATGTTGATTGAAGATGCGGCTGCTGAAACTGAATACTGGTCAGCTACTAACAACCAAGTTCTTAATTCTACTGGAACTGGTTTTACAACCAACGCTTCTCCTTTCTACAACACTCAAGGTCAGTGGTTCCAAACTTTAGGTACTAAAATCCAAAAAGTATCTAACAAGATCCACCAGTTAACCTTAAGAGGTGGTGCTAACTTCTTGGTAACTTCTCCAACTGTAGCTACTATCTTAGAAAGTATCCCTGGTTTTGCTTCTACTTCAAACGGTGAAGCTGAACAAATGGAATATGCTTTCGGTGTACAGAAAATTGGTTCAGTTAACGGTCGTTACAAGGTTTACAAGAACCCATACATGACTGAAAACTTGATCTTAATGGGTTACAGAGGTTCTCAGTTCTTGGAAACAGGTGCTGTGTTTGCTCCTTACATTCCGTTGATCATGACTCCTCTAGTGTACGATCCTGATACCTTCGTTCCACGTAAGGGCTTATTGACTCGTTACGCTAAGAAGATGTTACGTCCTGAATTCTATGGTAAGATCTATATTAGTGGTTTAAACACTATCTAATCTTAACCTAAAAGGATAAGCATTAACCAAAGAACCCCGCGCAAGCGGGGTTTTTTGTTTTAAATAAAACCTTTTAAAAATAAAAAATTTTTATAGAGAGGCCTAGAGTTTTCTAGGCCTTTTTTACTTATAGGTATTTTTACTATATGTATTAGAAACACAAAGATAAAACCTATAGACGCGATTTTATGAAAGAAACACCATCCCAATTGTCGGTTCCAAGTTATGTATTAAACTTCCCCTTTACGTTATCAACCGAAAATCCAAACAATGTTTGGATGAATGAATTATCTCCTGAGGATTTAAAAGTTAATAAACCCAAAGCATACAAACAATTTATGGATTTGTATAATTTTATAGCTGGTGGTTCATTAGTTTATTTATTACCTTCAGCAGGCAATTTTCAAGACCAAGTTTATGTAGCTAATGTTGGTATTTATTTACCTCATTTAAAAGATAAAAACGAAATTATTTTATCTAATTTTACATCAGAACCAAGACAAGGTGAAGAAAAAGTAGCTCAACCATTTTTTAAATTAATGGGTTATAATACTACTATTTGTCCTTACAAATGGGAAGGTGAAGCTGATTTAAAATATTTAGGAAACAATACTTACATTGGTGGGTATGGTATTCGTTCATCAAAAGAAGCATATGAATGGATGAATGAAAATTATGATATGAACATTATACCTGTTGAAATGGTAGATGATTATTTATATCATTTAGATTGTTCTATTTTCCCATTGAACGATAAAAAGACAATGATTTGTACTGAATTATTTTCACCTGAGGAATTAAAAACACTAAGCAAATACACTGATATTATTGATGTATCTGTAGACGATGCTTTTGGTGGAATTACAAATTCAGTAAGAATGGGTAATATGATTTTATGTGCCTCTAACATTGCCGAATTGAAAAAAGGTGAGGAAATGTATGATTTAGAAAAACATAAAATTGATACATTAGAAAAAATATGTGCTAATGAAGGAATGGAACCTGTAATATTTAACTTATCAGAATATATGAAATCAGGTGCTATGTTGTCTTGCTGTGTTATGCATTTAAACTACGTTGATTATACTAAATCTTTAATCTAATGGCAAAGTATTTAGAGGATTGGCTTGACACAGATGTTGCCGAAGCCGAAAAAATGTCCGTTGGTCAACTTTCTAATCAATTCTTTTTTAGAGACCCAACACGTCCAAATTATATTGATTACGAACATTTTTATTCACCTGCTGATGGAACTATTTTATATCAAAAAGTATTAGAAGATCCTAGCGAACCAGTAGTTGAAATTAAAGGTGTAAATTATACATTACAAGATGTTATGTGTGATAAAGATTATCAAAAACCTTCATTGGTTATTGGTATATTTATGTCATTTTATGATGTTCACATCAATCGTATACCTTACGGAGGTATGTTATCATATAAACCTATAGACGCGATAGAATCAACTAACAAACCCATGTTAGCTACCGAAAAAGATATTTTTAATGGTAAAATAAATCCCGCTAATTTAGAATATCTCAAATATAATGAGAGAATGTGGAACAAAATTTATTCACCTTCTTTAGATTATACTTATTATCTTATCCAAATTGCTGATGAGGACGTAAACGTTATTTCCCATTTTACAAACCAACAAAATGATTTATTTGCACAAAATGAAAGGTTTTCTTTAATAAGATGGGGTTCACAAGTCGATCTAGTTCTCCCCTTGGATAATAGATACGATTTTGAATTTGTTTTAGAAGATCATATGCACGTAAATGCTGGATTAGACAAATTAATAAAAATTAATTTTAAAAACTATGACAACTATAAGTCATGAAGATGAAATCTTCAAAGAAAAACGCAAACCAAAAAATCCAATAACTTTTAAGTTACAATTAAACGAAGAACAAAAACAAGCCAAAGCTAAAATATTAGAAAGTACTATTACTTTACTAGCAGGAGCAGCAGGTTCAGGTAAAACATTACTTGCTTGTCAAATTGGTTTGGAACGTTTATTTATGAGAGAGGTTGAAAAGGTAATCATTACTCGACCAACTGTATCAAAAGAAGAAATTGGTTTCTTACCAGGTGACTTAAGAGAAAAAATGGATCCTTGGGTTCAACCAATTTATCAAAACATGTATTTGCTTTACAATAAAGAAAAAGTAGAAAAATGCATTGCTGAAGGTCAAATTGAAATTGTTCCTGTATCGTTTATGAGAGGTAGAACATTTGTAAATTGTGTAGTAATTGTAGACGAAGCTCAAAACGTAACACACGAACAAATGGAAATGATTGTTACTCGTATTGGTAAAGGATCTAAAATGATTATTTGTGGTGATGATGCTCAAGTAGATTTAAAACAAAAACGTGATTCTGGATTTAAATTCTTATATTCAGCTGCTAAACGAATTAAAAATTTAGAAGCAATATCTTTAAAACAAAACCATAGAGATCCAATTGTAGAAGATTTAATTAATCTATATAATGATGCTTATGAAAAAGGAATGAGTTTAGGAACCTCTGGTACTACAGGAACTTCTAAAAAATAAAACGAAGCCATATTTTTTTAATATTTATATGAAAAAGCATGGCAACTTTAACTACCCAAATATTTGAAATTTTAAAATTAAATGGAGACGATGTAGGATCTTCTGTAAGCAATACCATTAACGGTATTAATTATATAGATAATAGATTAATGAGCATTCCTTCTGGGTCTGTAACTACTATTTTCTCTATGGATTCTACTCCTGGTGCTGGTACTTTTGTAACTAGTAGTGTAAAATATGTAAGAGTTACAAATACTAGTAATACTAATATTCCTATTAAATTAATTGTTTCTTCATCAACTGAAGCTATGAGTTATTTAATATCAACAGGTAGTTCATATATGTTGTCAACTAGTAAAATAACAGGAAGTACTACTAGTTTATCTTTTGATGATATAAAATCAGTCAAAGTTGAACCATCAGGTAGTACTGCTACTTTAGAATATTATATAGCAACCACTTAATAAATCATGGCATCTACAGTAATTCCAATATGGCCTGGATCTGCATCATTTGCTCAAGTATCCTCTTCTTATTATGTAACAGGAAGTTGGCCACCTCCTACACCTTTTGGATTTTATGATAATGATCCTCAATTTCAAACGGATGCTAATAAAGTTTCAAACTTTTGTGCTTTACATTTAGGTTATCCTATTGAAAACGTTGAATTGCAAGAAATAAATTTCTTTGCTGCTTTTGAAGAAGCAGTAACAGTGTATGGAAATGAATTATATGCTTTCCAGTTAAGAGATAATTATCTATCTTTAGAAGGAGCTTCTGATAGAATTGATGTTAATAATTCTGTATTTACTCCTACAATGGCTACTGTTGTTAGATTATCCCAACAATATGGTGAAGAAGCAGGAGCAGGTGGTAATGTAACATGGTACAAAGGTCAATTAGCTTTAACACCTGGTGTTCAAAGATATGATTTATCAGCATGGGCAGATGAACAAGGTATTGTAGGTGGTATAGAAATAAAAAATGTTTGGTACCAACCTCCCCCAGCAATTAATCAGTTATATTCTCCTTACATGTTAGGTCAAGGAGGAGGTGCTGGTTTAGGTGGTGTTCCTGCTGCTGGTGTATATGGGTTTGGATATGGATATGCAAATTATTTAATGATGCCAACAAGTTACACTATGCAAAATATTCAAGCAATTGAAATGCAAAACACAGTAACTTTATCCAACTATACCTTTAATATTGTAAATAATATACTAACAGTATTTCCAGTACCAGGCACGGGAATGGGTGATGGAGATTTTGATGGGGCTGATGGTTTAGGATATGGCCATTATTTAATATTTGATTTTATTAAAGTACAAGATAGAATAGATGCTGCTTTTGCTGATGGAACTAATAAAATTACCAATACAGGGAATGCTCCTTATATAAATCCTGTTTATTCAAATATTAATTCAATAGGTAGAAGTTGGATTTTTGAATATACTTTAGCCAAAGCTAAAGAAATGTTAGGATTAACTCGTAACAAATATTCCCAAATCCCAGTTCCTGGAGCTGAAGTAACTTTAAATGGTGATGGTTTAGTATCATCTGCTGCTACCGAAAAAGACGCTTTAATTACAAGATTAAGAGAATATTTTGACGATACTTCTCGTCAAAAATTACTTGAAAGAAGAGCAGCAGAATCAGTAGCTCGTGTTGCTGAAATTAGTCAAGTACCAATGACAATTTATATAGGATAATATGGCACTATACGGACAAATGAGAGATATTAGTATGTTTCGATTCGTGAATCGCGAATTGATGCATAACATTATTTCTCAGCAAGTAGTATTTTATAAATGCAACACAGTTCAAACTATTACTAACATATATGGTGAAGCATCTCAAGGTAGAGTATTTGAAAAACCAGTTTTATTATTTGCTTTAATTGATATTGGTGATCAATCTGCTCCTATTAGAGATAATTTAGTAGGATTTTCTTGGCCTGTAACTTTTAAATTTTTAAGAGATGATCTAGTAGATGCTAATTTAGTTCCTCAAATTGGAGATTTTATAATGTGGGATGAAGGATATTGGGAAATAGATAATCAAGTAGAAGCCCAATATTTTGTAGGAAAAAATCCAGACTACCCATATTTAGATGCAAATGATAATAACCCATATGAAACTGATTTAGGCGAATTTGGATATAATGTTTCGGTAATATGCCAAACTCACTATGTGCCCGCAGATCGTGTTAATATAATTAATCAGAGATTGTAATGCCAATTAACGGAAGAAACCCAATACCACCAACACAAAGAGAATTAAGTATTTCTCAACACACTCCTTCTTACCCTCAAGAGGGTAATCCTAATTTATCGGCAGAATTAAATAATAGAGCATTACAAACCTCTTTTGCGGATGATACTACTAAACCTTTTAGTGTTAGTATTCAAGACATAGATGAAGCTATTTTTTATTACATGAACAATGTAATTAAACCTTTTACAATTCAAAATGGACAACGAATCCCTGTTCCTTTTTTATATGGAGATTCTGAAAAATGGAATAACGTTCAAAAATTAGGTTTTTTAAGAGATTTAAAAGGTGATATAATGGCTCCTTTAATTTTATTTAAACGTAATTCTATTGATAAAAACAGAAGTATTGCTAATAAGTTAGATGCTAATCATCCTAATAATTATCAAGTATTTACTAAAAAATATACTCAAAAAGAAATATATGATAATTTTAAAGTATTAAATAACAGAGCTCCCGTAAAAACATATTATGCTGTTGTTATGCCTGATTATGTTACTATAAATTATTCATTTGTTGTATTTACTTATTATGTAGAACAAATGAATAAAATTATTGAAGCAATAGAATATGCTTCAGATGCTTATTGGGGTAATCCCGAACGTTATAAATTTAAAGCAATGATTGATTCTTTTGGATTTCAAACAGAACTTAGAGAAAACGATGAAAGATTAGTACGTAGTACCTTTGATCTTAAATTAAACGGATATATTATACCAGATACTATTCAAAAAGATATGAATGCAGTAAAAAAATACTCAGAAGGAGCAAAAGTAATATTTTCAATTGAAGCAACAGGTAATGAAGCTATCTTTGAAGGAAAAGTTGAAGCAGAAAGAATTGTAACAGAAGATCCAAATGCAAAAAGAGCTTTAAACAGAACAACCTCAGTCGGCTAAGGCCAATATTTATATTAGATAATGGCTAAAGTTAGATTTCTTGATCAGGTACCCGTAGGAGTATTCCAAACAGACACAACAGGTGTTGGTGGTGGAACTATTGATATATACCAAAATGGTACAATAGTAAGTTCTAGTGTACCTTATATTAATATAAGCGGTTCAGCAACCGTTTCCGGTTTTAACACAGATGGTGTTACTATTTTAGTTCAAGGAGTAGGATTCCCTTTTTCAGGTTCAGCTGTCATTACTGGATCTTTAATTATTTCTGGATCTTCTCAACCTATTATATTACAAACATTACCCGTTCAACCAGGTCCTTATGTTGTTACTTATGATCCTGTTACTGGTGTTGTAGGATATGTAAATTCAACTTCTGGAACTAGTGGTGTAGCAGGTTCATCAGGAACAGCAGGACAATCTGGAACAAGTGGTACCTCAGGAACAAGTGGTACTTCTGGTACCTCAGGTGGAAATGGTACCTCAGGTACAAGTGGAGAATCAAATACTTCCGGAACTTCAGGTTCATCAGGAGCTTCAGGTACTACTGGAGTAGCAGGAACTTCAGGCGAAAGTCAAACATCAGGTTCTTCTGGAACTAGCGGAAATTCAGGTTCAACTGGTTCAAGTGGTACTACTGGAGTAGCAGGAACTTCAGGCGAAAGTCAAACATCAGGTCTAAGTGGTTCATCAGGAACTTCAGGTACTACTGGAGTAGCAGGAACTTCAGGCGAAAGCCAAACATCAGGTTTAAGTGGTTCATCAGGAACTTCAGGAACTTCAGGAGATATAGGAACTTCAGGTTTATCACAAACTAGTGGTACTTCAGGTTCATCAGGTACCTCAGGTGAATCAGGAATTTCAGGTTCATCAGGAATAAGTCAAACATCAGGTACTTCAGGTTCAAATGGTACTTCAGGTACTAATGGTTTATCTGGGACTAGTGGTATATCAGCAACAAGTGGTTCTACTGGTACTTCTGGTAGCTCAGGTGAAAATGGTACAGTAGGTACTTCAGGATTAAGTGCTACATCAGGTAGTTCAGGTACTTCAGGTTCATCTGGTTCTTCAGGAACAGTTGGTTCATCTGGAGAAGCAGGTACTTCAGGATTAAGCCAAACTAGTGGCTCTAGTGGTAGTTCAGGAACAAATGGTACGTCGGGGGTAGCAGGTCAATCATCATTAAGTGAAACATCAGGTTCAAGTGGTTCTTCTGGTTCTTCAGGTGAATCAGGTTTAAGTGGTTCATCAGGTACTTCAGGAACTTCAGGTAACTCAGGTACTTCTGGTACTTCTGGTACTTCTGGAGAAAGCAGTTCCTCAGGTTCTTCAGGCACTTCTGGTACTTCAGGAAATTCAGGTTCAACAGGTACAAGTGGAACATCTGGAGAAGCGGGTTCAACTGGTTCTAATGGTATATCAGGTGAAGCTGGTTCTACAGGTACTTCTGGCACTTCAGGAAATAGTGGTTCTACAGGCACATCAGGAACTTCAGGTGAAGCAGGAACAACAGGTACTTATGGTACCTCAGGAAATAGTGGTTCTACAGGTACTTCAGGTACCTCAGGAGAATCAGGTACCTCAGGTACTTCAGGAACAAGTGGCATTTCCGGAGAAAACGGTACTTCAGGAACAAGTGGAACTTCAGGCTTAACAGGTTCTTCAGGCACAAGTGGAACTTCAGGTACTAGTGGTACTTCTGGTATTTCAGGTGAAAGTGGTTCTTCAGGCAATAGCGAAACCTCAGGTTCAAGCGGTTCTAGTGGTACAATGGGTACTTCAGGAGTTGCTGCTACAAGTGGATTAAGTCAAACAAGCGGAAGTTCAGGTTCTTCAGGAACAGTTGGTTCATCTGGAGAATCAGGTACTTCAGGCGAAAGTCAAACTAGTGGAACTAGCGGTTCTACTGGTTCAAACGGTACTAGTGGTAGTGCCGGTATAGCTGGTCAATCAGCCTTAAGTGAAACTTCAGGTTCAAGTGGTTCTTCAGGAACTATGGGAACTAGCGGTGTTGCTGGTACTTCAGGTTTATCACAAACTAGTGGTTCATCTGGTTCTTCTGGTTCATCGGGTACTTCAGGAGAAGCTGGTACATCAGGTTTATCACAAACAAGTGGAACATCTGGTTCTTCAGGTACAGTAGGTTCTTCAGGCACATCAGGTACTTCAGGTGAAAGCCAAACTTCAGGAACATCTGGTTCATCTGGTTCATCTGGAACTAATGGTTCAGCAGGTATAGATGGCCAATCAGCATTAAGTACTACAAGTGGTAGTTCTGGAAGCTCAGGTACAATGGGTACTAGTGGTATTGCCGGTACTAGTGGTATAAGCCAAACTTCGGGTTCATCAGGATCTAGCGGTACATTTGGTAGCTCAGGAGCAATTGGTACATCAGGTGAAAGCCAAACATCAGGTTCAAGTGGTAGTTCAGGAACAGTAGGTTCTAGTGGCGCTGCAGGAACTAGTGGTTTAAGTGAAACAAGTGGCACTTCAGGTACTACTGGTTCAAACGGTACTAGTGGTAGTGCTGGTATAGCTGGTCAGTCAGCGTTAAGTTCATCAAGTGGTTCTTCAGGTTCATCGGGTACAATGGGTACTTCGGGTGTAGCAGGTACCTCAGGTGCTAGTCAAACATCAGGTTCTTCAGGTTCATCAGGAACTGTAGGTTCAAGTGGTACTTCTGGTACTTCAGGTGAAAGCCAAACTTCAGGAAGTTCAGGTTCAAGTGGTTCTTCAGGATCAACAGGTACTGTTGGTTCTAGTGGAGCAGCAGGTACAAGTGGTTTATCGCAAACCTCAGGTTCTAGTGGTACTTCAGGTACTTCAGGTTCATCAGGAACCGTAGGTAGTTCAGGAGCAGCAGGAACTTCAGGTGAAAGCCAAACATCAGGTAGTTCTGGTTCTTCAGGTAGTTCAGGTTCAAGCGGTACAAGTGGTACATCAGGTTCAGCAGGTATAGCTGGTCAATCAGCATTAAGTTCAACATCAGGCAGCTCAGGTTCTTCAGGAACTATGGGAACTAGTGGTGTAAATGGTACAAGTGGAGCGTCTAGTACAAGCGGTTCTACAGGTTCATCGGGAACATCAGGAACTTCAGGTAATGATGGTACAAGCGGTATTAGCCGCACATCTGGCACATCAGGTTCATCGGGTTCATCAGGTTCTTCTGGTACTGTAGGTTCAAGTGGTGAAGCAGGTACAAGTGGTTTAAGTCAAACTTCAGGATCTAGTGGTTCATCAGGTTCTAGTGGATCTTCAGGTACAGTAGGTTCATCAGGTGCAGCAGGTACTTCAGGTTTAAGCCAAACTTCAGGAACTTCAGGTTCTAGTGGATCTTCAGGTTCATCAGGTACTGTAGGTTCAAGTGGAGCAGTAGGTACTTCAGGATTAAGTCAAACAAGTGGAACAAGTGGTTCAAGCGGTTCTTCAGGTACTTCAGGTACAAGTGGTGCTGTTGGAACTTCAGGTTCTTCACAAACTAGTGGAACAAGCGGTAGTACTGGTTCAAACGGTACTTCGGGTTCAGCAGGTATAGCAGGCCAATCTGCGTTAAGTTCAACTTCTGGCTCAAGCGGTTCATCTGGTACTATGGGTACTAGTGGGGTAGCAGGAACAAGCGGTTTAAGTCAAACAAGTGGAACTTCAGGTTCATCAGGTAGTTCAGGATCTACAGGAACTGTAGGTAGTTCAGGTGCTGCTGGTATTTCAGGATTATCACAAACTTCAGGAACATCAGGTTCTTCAGGTTCAAGCGGTAGTTCGGGTACAGTAGGTTCAAGCGGTGCTGCTGGTACTTCAGGAGCAAGCCAAACTAGTGGAACTAGTGGTTCTTCTGGTTCAAGTGGTAGTTCAGGAACAGTAGGTTCATCAGGTATAGCAGGTACTTCAGGTGCTAGTCAAACTAGTGGAACTTCAGGTAGTTCAGGATCTTCAGGATCAAGTGGTACAGTTGGTTCATCAGGTAACTCTGGTACAAGTGGTTTATCTCAAACATCAGGTACAAGTGGTTCATCAGGAACAGTAGGTAGTACAGGTGCTGCAGGAACTTCAGGTGCTAGCCAAACTAGTGGGACATCAGGTTCAACAGGTTCAAATGGTACAAGTGGTTCGGCAGGTATAGCAGGTCAATCTGCACTAAGTTCAACAAGTGGTAGCTCAGGAAGTTCTGGTACAATGGGTACTTCAGGAGTTAATGGAACTTCAGGATTAAGTAGTACTTCAGGTTCTTCAGGTTCTTCAGGAACATCAGGAACAAGTGGTGCTGAAGGTACATCTGGTGCTTCTCGTACTAGTGGTTCATCAGGTAGCTCAGGTTCTAGCGGAACATCAGGTTCAAGTGGTGCTGCTGGTACTTCAGGTTTATCTCAAACTTCAGGAACATCAGGAAGTTCAGGTTCATCAGGTTCAACTGGTACAGTTGGTTCTTCAGGAGCAGCAGGTACAAGTGGAGCTTCTCAAACCTCAGGAACAAGCGGTAGCTCAGGTTCATCAGGATCAACAGGAACTGTTGGTTCAAGCGGAGCAGCAGGTACTTCAGGATCATCAACTACCTCAGGAACATCTGGTTCAAGTGGTAGTTCAGGATCTTCTGGAACAGTAGGTTCATCAGGTAATGCTGGAACTTCAGGTTCATCTCAAACATCAG